GGTTCGCGTAGAATAGCACGACAATCAAACATTGGCGGCTTTGCGAAGCCTCGCCGAGGGCCGACGCCCCCGGAGGGGCTTCTGTCGTTTCTGGGTAGGGAGACTATGCCGACGATTGCTGATCTCAAGCTGGACAAACGGAATGCGCGCAAACGCGGCCCGCGGGCGGAGGGGATGCTGGTCGCCTCGCTGCAGGAGGTGGGCGCGGCGCGGTCGATTGTGATCGACGAGGCCAATCGCGTGCTGGCAGGCAATGGAACTGTCGCCGCCGCCGCAGAGGCTGGTATCGAGCGCGTCAAGGTCGTGGACGCCGACGGCGAGACGATCGTCGCGGTGCGCCGGAGCGGCCTGAGCGAGAAGCAAAAGGCGCGTCTGGCACTGCTCGACAACCGCACCGCTGAACTCGCCGAATGGGACGCGGAGATGCTCGCCTCGCTGGCGGAGGATGGCGTAGAGCTAGACGATCTGTGGAGCGCGGACGAGCTAGGGGCGATGTTGGCGCAGTTTGACCCGGATTCGCTCGTCGACCGGTTTGAAGCGAAATCGGACGTGGAGGGTGTGACGGTGACGTTTACGTTCACGGGCGAGGACGTGGATATCGTCAAAGAGGCGCTGGAAAGGCGGCCAAGGCCGGAGTGGCAGGCCGAGCTCCTGAGGTTGTTCCAAGATGCCTAGCTGCGGCAGTCAGGCATGGCTCTGTGATCTCCCGGTCAGGTTTGACACCTACCGCGAATGCTCGCACGGGTGCGCATATTGTTTCGCGCAGCGAAAAGCCAGACCTGGGCAGACGGGGGAAACGGTAAAGGCGCTGGAACATTGGATCGAAGGCCGGCATGGTAAAGACGCGCAATGGTGCGACTGGAATATCCCGCTGCATTGGGGCGGGTTCTCTGATCCGTTCCAACCATGCGAGGCGGCAGAGAAGCGGAGCCTCGCCTGTCTGGAACTCCTCGCGAGGACGCAGTACCCGGTCGTGATCAGCACCAAGGGCCGTCTGGTGGCGGAACGGCCTTGGATCGACCTCATTGAGAAAGCAAATGTCGTCGTGCAGATATCGGCGGTTTGTTCCAAATACGACCGGATTGAGCCGGGCGCGCCGACATGGGTGGAACGCGTTGAAATGATGCGCAAGCTCGCGGCCCGAGGCAAGCGGGTCGTCATTCGCGCCCAGCCATACGCGCTGGGACTGAGGCTGGACGTGATCAGCGCCATTGACGCCTACGCGGATGCTGGAGTATACGGGATAATCGTTGAGGGAATGAAGCGGAGTTCGAAGCGCCCTGGATTGGTCAAGGTTATGGGTGACTGGTGCTTCCCGCTCGAACCCCTGCGCGCGGATTTCGCCGCCATTCGCGATGCCGCACGCGCTCGCGGCTTACGGTTCTATGTGGGAGAGAACCGCTTGCGCAGGATGGGCGACAGCCTCACATGCTGCGGGATAGATGGGCTGGAAGGGTTCGCTCCGAACGTCGCAAACCTGAATCATAGTGGACCCTCGGAAAGACCGGAATACACTCCGGCGATGCTGAGACCTGGAACGGGGGGTCCGTTTCGCAGTATAGGTCAGAGAACCCTTTTTGGAAAGCATATATGCGAGGGCTCATTCGCGGATGCGATGGAGCGCATGAGGCGCTGCAGGCCGGCCCTGGAGGCGTTGGGTTATCGGGTCGCAGAGTAGGTGATGCAAAGATGGCAGTCGAACCGGATGTAACGACAGAAAAGGGCGAACGACGTTGGTGGGGCCGGTTCTTTCAAGCCCTCGCCGAGACCGGCATAGTGACGCAGGCGGCGCACGCGGCAGGGATCAACCGACTGACGGCCTACCGGCACCGCGCGAGCAACCCGGAGTTTGCGAAACGCTGGGAAGAGGCCGAACAGCGCGGTATCGACATGCTGGAGGACGTGGCACGCAAGCGCGCGATGCAGTCTTCCGATACCCTGCTGATCTTCCTGCTCAAGCACAAGCGCCCGAACGTCTACAACCCGCCCGTTCGATCACAGGTGGAGATGGATGTCGCTGCCCTATCCGACGACGAGCTTCGACAGCGTATCGCGGAGCTTGAGGGAACAGTACTATCTACGGCTGCTGGCAAAGAGACTGTCGGCGAGTGATGCAAGCTACGCCGACTGGCTGCTGCAGACGTACCCACACGGCTGGTACCTGCCGCGGCACATTCGGCGGGTGGCGCGCGACGTCGACGATGTTCTGCAGGGCCGGTGCGACCGCTACGCCGTCAGGATGCCGCCGAGGCACGGGAAAACCGAGAACGTCACAGTCAGGTTGGCGGTGCGGATGCTGGAGCTGGACCCTGCCGCGAATGTGCTGATCTCGGGTTACAACGAGCGGTTCGCGCGGCGGCTGGGGCGCAAGGCGCGGAACCTCGCACAGGGCCGGATTGCGATTGCGCAGGACAGCACGGCGGCGGATGAGTGGCACACGACGGCGGGCGGCGCGATGATGACCCGCGGTATGGGAAGCCCGCCGACGGGTACTGGGTTCCGGCTGATCGTGATCGACGACCCGATCCGGAGCCGGGAGGATGCCGAGAGCGACGTCAAACGCGAGGCGGCGTGGGACCACTACACGGACGACCTGCTGACGCGGTTGGACCCGGGCGGCTCGATTGTGATCGTGATGACGCCATGGCATGAGGACGGGCTGGACGCGCGGGCGATTGCGAGCGAGCCGGACAGGTGGCGGGTGCTGAGCCTGCCGGCCCTCGCGAAGGCGGACGATCCGCTGGGCCGCGCGCCGGGCGAGGCGTTGTGGCCGGAGCGGTATGATCGTGATGCGTTGCTACGTATCAAGGCCGTTATGGACCAGAACGATGGCGAGCGCAGTTACGAAGCGCTTTACCAGCAGAACCCTCAACCGAGAGAGGGTTCGATCTTCAAGCCGGACCGAGTTCGAATCGTGGACGATCCGCCGGCGGCTCCTACTGCTCTCTGCCGAGCGTGGGACTTCGCGGCGACTGCAGGCGGAGGCGACTACACGGTGGGGGTGCTGATGTGTCGGGCAGCGGACGGGTCGTTCGGCGTGCTCGACGTCGTTCGCGGGCGCTGGGCACCGGATGAGCGAGACGCACAGATGCGGCGGGTCGCGGAGGTCGACGGGCGCGCGGCGCTGATCCGCATTCCGCAGGACCCCGGACAGGCTGGCAAGGACCAGGTTCTGCGCATGGCGCGAATGCTGGCGGGATGCAACATGCGGTCGGCTCCCGTGACCGGCGCGAAGGAGGTCAGGGCCTCCGGGTTCGCCTCGCAAGTCAACGCGGGGAACGTCTGGGCGATTCGAGGCGCGTGGAACCACGCGTACCTGTCGGAGTTGCGCTCCTTTAGGGAGGGCTGCTTGCGCGATGACCAGGTAGACGCCAGCGCGGACGCATTCGCTGAGTTGGCCGGGGCGCGCCGGATGCGCGTACTGGGGGATGACTGAATGCAGGCCCCGATCCTATGGGCAATGGTGCAGTTTGCAGGCGGTCTCGTCGTGATCGGCGCGGCCTGCCTGCTCATGCTCATTGCCGCGATCTGGCTACGCGGGTGGATAGGTCGATGAGTGTGCGCGACACATTGCGAGCCGGACTGAAGGCTTTCCGCTGGTCGGGGATCGGCGGGCAGGACCAGGCGTCGTACAACGTGAGGCGGCGGCAGAATCTCCTCTATTGGAACCTGCCTGGCACGCAGTTGGACTACGTCCAAAAGGCGGGCGATCTCTGGAAGAATAGCATTGTCGGCATATGCCTCAACTGGTGGATGCTCTCATTTCCCGAGGCGCGGTGTATGCCGCAGCGGATGAACCCGGATGGCGAGACGGTCGAATGGCTCCCGATGCACCCGCTGGCGCAGCTCCTGCAGCGTCCTGCGCCGCGGTGGGGCGGGCGCAGGCTTTGGAAGGCGACCGTCTTGTCCTATTTGTGTGACGGGAACGCTTACTGGCTCAAGGTGCGCGCGAACAATGGCCGCCCGGTCGAGTTGCGATGGGTGCCACATTTCCAAATGGAACCGCGGTGGCCGTCGGATGGGTCGGCGGAAGTGACGCACTACGAGCAGTACGTCGATGGGTCGTGGATCAAGCATCCGATCGAGGACGTCGTGCATTTCCGCTTTGGCGTCGATCCCGACTGCGTACGGAAAGGCCTATCGCCGCTCAAGCAGCAGCTGCGGCAGGTGTTTAGCGACAATGAGTATTCGACGGTGATCTCGGCGCTCATTGAGAACTTCATGATGACGCCGTTCGTGATCGGGCCAAGGGAAAGCAGCATCTCAGGCCTCGATGACGACGAAGCGGCGAGGTTCACGCGGGCCCTCCGCGCGCGGACGACGGGGGACAGGCGCGGCGAGCCGATCTTCATGACGGAGCCGTTCACGATCGAGAAACTCGGGTTCTCGCCGGACCAGATGAGCGTACAGGTCCTCAACAACCAGTGGACGAGTCGCACTTGCGCGGCGCTCATGCTGGACCCGATGGTACTCGGCCTGCCGAGCGACACGAACACACACTACGATAACCGTGAGCAGGCGGAGCGGGGCGGCTGGTACAACGGTATCCTGCCGGTTATGGCCGAGCTCTCGGAGGACCTCGACCTGCAGCTATTGCCAGACTTCGAGCGTGACCCGAGTGTGCGTATGTGGTTCGACACGAGGAATGTGCGCGCCCTTCAGCCGGATGAGGATGCGCGGATGAAACGCCTTGTGCTTGCCGCGGGTGGGCCGGTGATGACGCCGAACGAGGCGCGGTTGCATGTCGACCTCGACCCGTTGCCGGACGGCGACGAACTGCGCTCGAAGGGGCCGGACCTCTCGCAGTTTGCCGGAGGCGTCCCAGACGCGGCGGATGCGGCGGGTCGGAGCAAGGCGGCCAAGACGCTTGACGGGGCAGGTGATGCATCAGATGATCAGCCTGCGGGCGAGCCGGTGGACTGGGCCGAGCGGGTGATTCGCGAGATTGAGGCGCTCGATGCGGTCGGAGCGTAGGGCCGCGCGCGACTGGACGCCGGAGGAGTACCGCGCGTTGCTCGTGGCGGCCAGGCGCAGGCAGTTGGTATTGACGCGAGATAATCTGCGCCGGCTGATGGGCACGTACGACGCCGCGGCCCGCGAGATCGCGCTTCAGATAGAGGTGCTGGGCGAGGGACTGTTCACAGACGAGCAGATGATCAACAATGCGCGCCTGCAGGAGCTACTCGCCGGGATCGACCAGCGACTGAAGGACCTGTCGAGCGACTACACTGATCTACTCGATGCCGGGATGCTGGAGCTGGCGCAGGCGGCGGCGGATAGGGCGCAGCAGGTGGCGGAGATGGTCTGGAGCCGGGACGTCGACCCGGAGCTCATTGCCGAGATGGATCGGACGTGGAAACTGAGCGACGGAGCGTCGGTTACGGTACGGTTCGGGAGACTTGCGCAACAGACGGTGGAGGGCCTTGCGGCTCGGTACTACTCGGATGGGATTGCATTGAGCACGAGGCTACACAATCTGACGGACCTCGGCTACAAGGCGGTCGAAAACTCTATCCTGCAGAGCGTATCGGAGCAGTTGAGCGCAGCGCAGACCGCGGACCGGGTGCACGACGCGTTGACGGGAGCAGGTGAGGACTCTCCGTGGTGGGTGGCGATGCGTATCGCGCGGACCGAGCTCATTCAGGCGCACAGGGCGACGACGAACGTTGCCGCAGTGGACAGACAGACGGGCGAGCTGAAACCTTACCTGTTGGGGATAGGTTGGGCGTTGTCGGCAGGGCACCCGAAGCCTGACATATGCGACGTCTATGCGGCGCACGACAGCGGGCTCGGCCCGGGGGTCTACCGACCCGATGACGTCCCGATCAGTCACCCGAATTGTATCTGCTCGACGTACCAGGTGCTGAAGGCCGCGCCGAACCTCTATCCGCCGCGGATGGAACCGCAGGTCGACGAGGTGCCGACGACGCAGCTAGACTACTACGCGCGGCAGGGCGACGGCCCGGCGAGCGCCGCGTTGGACGCACGACCGGCGGAGGAGTAGGGGCCGGGGCTGGGAGGTGCAGGATGAAACCACTGCCGGTGAGCAAGCTCTACGTCCTGAAGGACGTGCAGATCGACGACAACCAGATCGCGGGGGCCGCGGCGGTCATGGGCAACATGGACCGCCAGGGCGACGTGCTCTATCCGGGATGCTGGAAGGGCGCATTGAAGGACTTCCGGGCCTCGGGGTTCGTGGCAGTCGGGCACGACTGGAGCAGTCTGCCGGTGGCCATGCCCGTGGAGGCGGCGGAGCGCGGCGGCGAGCTCCTCTGCAAGGCGGAGTTCCACTCGACGCCGGAGGGGCAGGCAGCGCGGCAGGTCTGCGCGGAACGAATGCAGCGGGGCCTATCCGTTGGCCTTTCCGTGGGATTCATGCCAGATTACGATAGCGGCGTGCATTATTTTGAGAATGGCAAGGCGCTGCTTGATCACGCCGAGCAGTCCGGCGCGCCGATGGACCTGTTCGATGCCGCCGGTATCGCCCGGTGCAAGG